TAACATGGACAAGATAACACAAGATGCTTTAGCATACTTTAAGAAGTATGATCGGAATCATTACAGATTTTTACTGACAAACAATTATGAGCGGGCAGTTTTTCTAAAAGGCGATCCAGTCTTTCCTAGAGAAACCACTCGTTATCTATGGGCTAACCGCAATCTATTAGGCAAGAATATTCTTGAGATAGGTTGTTCTACAGGTTATGGCTCTCAATTCCTTCCTAACGATGCAAACTATATAGGTTTAGATTACGATCATCTTATTATAGAGGTCGCACGCGAACAGGAATGGGGCTTAAACGCATCTTTTACAAACGCTGATATCAACACCTATCCTTTAGCTCAATATGACACCATCATCGCTTTTGAATTGATTGAGCATCTTGATAACGGACTTGAGATAGCACAAAAACTTAAACAACATTGCAAACGACTTCTATTAACAACTCCACATAATGAGCCTGTAGGATTTTGGGGTGAACATCATAAACTTCATCAATTAAACGAATCACATTTTTCTGACTTTCAATTTAATTATATCAATGAGCATGGATTTATTTCAGAAACTTTGCCTGAAATTAATGACAACAATAAATTTAATCTTATGATTATGAGGTGGGATCGTGGATAGTGTTTTATGTTCGGTAGCTACTAGAGGTCGTTATCAAACTACTTTACCTTTAACGCTTAACTCTATAATTAATCAGACAAAAAAGGTTGATAAGTTAGTTATCTTTGATGATAACGATGAGCCACAAGATATGAGAAATGAGTTAGTGTATAGCTACTTTTTTCAAATGCTTTTCATTAAAGGCATTGCTTGGGAATGGGTTTATGCTGGCAAGAAAGGGCAACATTATATTCATCAAATGGCTAATGGCATGGGCTTTGATTGGGTATGGCGCGTGGATGATGATGCAATACCCGAACCTAATGTCTTACAAAACCTTTTTAATTACACTCACAAAAATGTAGGCGCAGTTGGTGGCGCAATCTTAACACCGCCATTACAATTTCAAGATGAAAAACCTACAGGAAAAATAGAGCTTATTAATAGAGAAGCTAACATTCAATGGTCTTTTATTAACAAGGTCAAAGAGGTTGAGCATCTTCATTGTTCGTTTCTTTATAGAGCTGGGGTGCATGATTATCATTTAGGGCTTTCAAGGGTAGCACATAGAGAAGAAACATTATTTACTTATGGGCTATTTAAAAAAGGATATAAAATCCTTGCCGTTCCTAATGCTAATACTTGGCACTTTAAAAATCCCAATGGCGGAATAAGAAGCGAATCCAATGAAATTCTTTATGGTCAAGATGAAACTGTATTTAATAATCTAATTAATTATAGCGACAAAACAATTGTGATATTGTCAGGTGGCATGGGCGATCATATAGTCTTTACTCATGTATTGCCTGAAATAAAAAATGCAGAAGTATTTACTTGTTTTCCTGATATAGTGCCAGGCAAATCTATTGCTGAAGCGCATCAATTATTTGGAAGCATTGATCCTTGGAATGTTTATATTAAAATGCACCAATGGAAATGGAAGGGAAGCCTTGAGGATGCTTATAGGAAAATGTATCTATGATTATTATTAGCCCTTATTCTAAAGCTTTAAAGAATGGAAAGCCTAATGCTAAAAATTATCCTTATTGGAAAGAGCTTATTAAACTAATTAAAGAACCAATTGTGCAAATTGGCATTCAAGGCGAAGAACAATTAGTTGATGACTTTAGAAAAAACTTATCGCTAAAAGAACTTGAAAGCCTTGTTAATGAATGCAGAACATGGATAAGTTGCGATTCTTTTTTTCAACATTTTGCTTGGGATAAGAAAAAATATGGTATAGTATTGTGGTCGGTTTCTGATCCTTTGATCTTTGGCCATCCTGAAAATATTAATCTATTGAAAGATAGAAATAATTTGGTTGAAAACCAATTTTTATGGTGGGAAGATACGGAGCATGATGCTAACAAATTTGTTGATCCTGAAATAGTGATTGAAAGTTTAAATGCAAAATTCCCATGAAACCATTGACGACATATTCAATTTTCTACAAAATAAAACAATCAAAGATATTGGCTCTGATTATTACGATGATAAAAATCATTTGGTTATTTTATTATCTGATGGTTCTATTTGCTATATATCTTCTAGCGACAGTTTGTTTATGGCTCTCGAGCGCCATCTCATTAATTAGTAGAAAGAAATAATATGGATATGCAAGAACACACGAAGCATGTATTAGATACAGTTTCGGGAGTTACCGCTTTTGGTGCAATAATGAAATTTTTACCAGCTATTGCGGCAGTTTTATCAATAGTTTGGTATTGTATTAGAATCTATGAATGGATTAATTCTAAAATTAAAAAATAATGCCATTAAAAAACAAAATAAGACATCAAGGTTATTGTCAGAAATACAGAGAAAGTCATCAAGAAAAAGTCCTGTTTGGACAAGCTAGATATAGAGCAAAAAGAAAAGGCATTGCTTTTAATTTAGAAGTTTCCGATATAGTTATTCCTAAACTATGTCCTGTGTTAAAAATCCCATTAGTTAGAAACAGTAGTCAAGGTGGCCCAAGAGCTTCTTCGCCATCATTAGACCGCATTGATAATGACAAAGGTTATATCAAAGGCAATGTCCAAGTTATGAGCCATAAAGCTAATACAATGAAGCATTGCGCTAATAACAATGAATTGATATTATTTGCTAATTGGATTAAACGAACTTATAAAAGGGTGATAGATGAGTAAATATAGTGAAGCTGGTAAGGGATCAACTAATAAACTTAAACAAAAAACCTTGTATGACGAGAATTACGAAAAGATTTGGGGCAACAAAAAGAATAAGCTTTATGAAGAACGCTATTATGATTCCGATGAAACGACTTCATGGAATGAAGATAAAGCAGATATGATTGGTCTTAATAACAATACAGGCGATCACTATATTAAGTGATATCTTATGGTGTCATAAATGATTGTATATCAATGCAATGCTAAATGGGCTATGTTGCGCATCCATAAGCGTTGGGTAAAGATGAGAGTGTCAGATAAAAGCAAAAGGCGACATGACCGAGTAGAAACTTACAGACGGATATGGTTTTGGCATGAAGATAGATGGAATCAAAGGCATGGAGTGTAAAGTATGCTTTACATCCGTTTTCATTCAAATCATTGATTTATATAAAAAAAGTGAAAACAAATTGCATGAAACTTTAATAAAAAAGGGGCATTTTAAGCCCCTTAATTATTGGTAAATACCGATTTTCTGAAGAACGCTATTCACCCATAAAAAGTTATATTTTTGTATAACTTATTTATTCATTACATACATTGTTACTTCAAAACCAAATCTCATTTCTGTTGCTGATGGTGTAGTCCACATAATAAACTCCTAAAGTTATACACACGATGTGTATAAAGATTATCGTTTAACGCTGACCATTAAACATCAGTAAAATCATTAAAATGGCATTGCTGAATCAGTTGCATTTGAACTTGATACTGCACCATCTTTAGGTTGAGGTTCTCTCATTGTTACCCAGCCGTCAAAATTGACAGGGATTGATTCAATAAGAAGTGAAGTGCCGCCTTGTTTATTAGACATTGCAACTCCAACTTTAGTCCAGCGAGCTTTTGTTTCGCCTTCTTTGTTTACATACTCGCCTGTTTTAGCGATTAAATCGTGTGTGATAGCCATTATTTTATTTCCTTTAAGTTAATTACAATAGTTTCTATTTCAGACAAAAAGGCGATCACCGCATTTTGCATGTTATTAATATACTCATCATCTCGATAAATACGCTTTACAAATCCCTGTAAATGATCGGGCATTTCAGGATCATAAGATACAAGGTCGCAAAATTCTTTTTCAGGCATACAAGCTAATTGCCATTGCACCTGGTCGTAATATTGTTCTAATTGTTTACCGCCTGTTAAGATGTTATCTAAATGATTTTCAGGGTTAGGTATCTTAATCTCAATTAAAGAATTAAAAGCTTCAACGATACCATCGGGGCTACATTGGCCACCATCAATAGTAGGGTGTAGAACGATTGCTACCTGATCCACAAAGGTATTATATTTAACCTCATACCATGCCCTTGCCATTGGTTCTAAATCTATTCCTCGTTGCATTGCGGGGGTTTTATAGGTATCTAATTTGCGCCCTGTCAATCTTTCCCTAATAAGCTCATTCTTATATTTTCTTTTAGTTAAAGATTCATTGCCTGATCTGCCTTCAGTTAAAATATCAGTAACTCTTGAGCCGCCAATTTTACCTACTCTTAAAGCCATCCATTCAGGACTGCCTTGAGCTATATTTCTTATTATTCTATCCATTTAAGTTTAAGTTCCTATAAGTTACACCATCGTGCCATTGTTGATCGGTTGTTTTTTCATAAAGACCTATTACTTTATCAGGATGAAGAAGTAAAGGTTTTTGATCTTTAAAACAAAAAGCATAAAGCAAAGGACATTTTTCAGAGCTATACCATTCCATAAACATTGGAAGCATTTTAATTTCTGAAGCTTTAATATTGGCCGTTCCCTTTACCATTATTAACCCAGCTTTACCATTATTGTTAATATAAAAATCAGGCATATTTCTAATAAAAATATTTAAGTCATAAAAGTTAGGAATCGGATCGTTCTTCTCATCAAAGCCTAATCGCCTATAAAAATATCCTTTAGATTGGCAATAAGCTTCAAACAATACTTCCGCTATATTGACTACATTATTTCTTTCTTTATAAGAAAATGCGCCATTCATAATTTAGGGCTTTGAATTTTGCCATAAAGAGGGGCTAATAAATATTTACTGCCCATTTCTCTTTTAAGCCTTTGAATCTTTGTTCTGCGAGCTTCTATTTCTTCTATTTCTTCAAAGGTATATTTAAATTCAACGCCATAAAAATTACTGTTTCTTAATCCGTCTATCATAGCTCCGCCTTTCTTTTATCTTTAGCTTCAATAACCATTTTAGATAAAGTGCGATCATTCTTAACTTCGCCCATAACAAAATTATAATTAGACTGTAATTCTTCTAATGACTGTGATTGGCTAATTCTTTGTAAGTAATCGGCTGCATTGAGAACTGCGGATTGGCCATCGTCATCGTCAGCATAAAGAGCAAGAAAACTAGAAATAGAATATCTGCGGATATAACTAATTGCAGAGCCTAAACCTTGAGCATCTTGTTTTTGAATAGGGCAGACGGCAGTATCTTCCAACCATTCACCCGAACTATGGATTAAACGAGTGGTTAGATGGAGTTTATTGTCATCTGAAGGGCTTAAAGATTGAAGGATAGCAATATTATTATTATTA